CATCGTTCCGGCGACGGGCTTTGTGATCGACCGCGTCCAGGAATGAGCGCCCGAAGTGTAGCGCTTGGTGAGTTGGAACAGGGTGGCCGACCCGTTGCCGGTGCCAATCGGCTGATTGGTCGCCCCGGGCGTCTGGGATGGCAGGCAGGACTTGAAGTCGGCCCAGTCCTTGAATCGGAATCCGTGAAGGCGGCCGTTCCTCGCTTCGAAGAAGGCGACGACCGCCGCCAGATCGTCGGCTCGGCGGATGCCATAGGCGACGTCGTAGCGGCGGCGCGAGTTGGCCCAGCTGGCGTTGCGCTCTTCGGCCCCGCTCGTCAGTTCGACGATCTGGGTGCGGCGTTCCGGGCCACCGCGCGCCCCACGGCTGATATTGTCCGGAAACCGGACCTCGTGAAATGCCATGGCGGTTCCTCACATGCCGCGGCGGCCGAGCGACACGGCGCGGGCGATGTCGCTGGCGACCTGCGTGCGCGACTGGCGGAAGCTCTCGGCGTCGCGGGCGTTGATTGTGACATTGACGGTGGAGGCACCCGCCTGGCCGTAGCCCGTCGCCTCCCGGCGCGAGAGGACCCGCTCGCCGCGCTGCAGGATCGCGGGAACTTCATCGGGCCGCAGACCGGCCCAGCCGCCGTTGTGCATGAGTGGGGCATTGGCGAAGGCCAAAGCCGGGACCAACCGGCCGGGACTGGGGGCGCCGACCATCCCGCCCGAGTGCAGGATGTTGGCGAAGATGCCGCCCGCACCGCCCAGCGCGCCGGAGAGCGCATTGGCAATGGGGCCGAGGATGAAGCGCCTGGCCGCCAGTTTCGCGAGATCGGCGATCATGGAGGTGACCAGGTCGCGGAAGTCGAGCTTGCCGGTCTTCACGAAGTCGCCGATGGCGTTCTCGGCCGAGGTGAAGGCCCCTACCAGCGCCTGGCCGATATCCCCGCCGATGTCGCGCGCTTTTGCAGCGTAGTCTGCAAGTGCGGCCGTGACGGCCTGCCAGCCGGTCAGGGCCGTATCCGCACCTTCGGCGGCCGCAGCCCCGGCGCCGCGCGCAGCGCCGCCCGCACCATCGGCGGCTGTGGCGGTGTCGTTCAGCCCGGACGTGAGGGCATCGGCCGAAGCGGCCGCATCGGCCAGCGCGGTCTCGGCCTCTGTGCCCGTGCCGGTCACGGCATCCTTCAGCGCCTGCCAGCTGGCCAGCGGCCGACCGGCAGCGTCAGCCAGCATCCCTGCCGCCTCACGATAGCCGTCGGCCCGGGCGCGGGCGTCGTCGGCCATGGCCCCGAGGCCGAGGTCGGGCGGCTCGAGATAGGTCCGCGACAGCGCGGCCGAGAAGGCCTCCGCGGCTGCGGCACCGGCTGCGGTCGCGGCCCCTTCGAACGGATTGTTAATCCGGCCTAGTTCCACCGGATCGAGGATGCCGATCCGGACACCGCCTTCGCCGGTCGCCCATTCCGGCAGCAGCGCCAGCGCCGCGTTCAGCGTCTCGATGAAACTGTTGATCCGGGTGACGACGCCATTCAGCATCGCCTCGACGCCCGAGATCAGTCCGTTCGCGGCCTGGAAGGCGAAATCGCCGATGGCGCCCGGCAGGCTGCCCCAGATCGCCACCGCCGCATCATAGGCCCCCTGGAAGATCGCCGCCGTCCGGTCGCCGAAGCTGACGACGCCCGCGATGGTGCCTTCCAGCGCCGATAGCCCCGACGCCTTCAGTCCCTCCCATCCGGCTGCCATCCGCGCCAGCGCCGCGTCCAGCGACAGGCCGATGCGCGACCAGACCTCGCGGGCCAGATCGCCGAGCAGGCGAAACGCCTCGCCCACCCCGCCGACCCGGGCGACGAGCTGCGAGAACTGATAGACCAGCTCGCCCGCGCCGACGATCAGCGCGCCGATACCGGTGCGGATCAGGGCGCCGCGCAGGAACACGAGCGCGGTGGCGAGGCCGCGCACCGACAGCGCAGCCGCCGCCATTCCCGCGACCCAGCGCCCGGCCATGACAGCGGCGAAGGTGGCGGCGTAGGACGCCAGCCTTCCAAGGTTGCCGATCAGCCCGTCGATGGCCGAGCGCAGGATCCCGCCATCGGAGGCGAGCGCCACGAAGGCATTGGCCAGCGCCTCGATGGTCGGGGCCACGGCAACGGCGATGCGGTTGCGCAGGCCATCGAACACCAGCGACACGGTGCCAAGCGCCAGTTGCGTGCGGCGCAGGGATTCGAGGGCGTCACTGTCCAGAACCGCGCCGAGGTCGGAGGCCTGATCCCCTAGTCGGGCCATCTCCGCTCCGCCGCTCCGAAGGAGCGGCAGCAGGCGCGTAGCATCCGAGGCCATCGCCTCCAAATAGAAGGTCATCTCCTGTTGGCTGAGACCAGCCCGCTCCAGCGTGTCGACGTAGAGCTGCAGAGCTTCGGGGCCGGAAAGGCGGGCGAACTGGTCGGCTGTAACGCCCACGCGCGGCGCGACATTCTCGAAGAAGTCCGCCATCGGCCCGCCGCCGGTCTGGAGGTAGTCGCCCACCCGGTCGTTCACGTCCTTCAGGATGTCGGCCAGCTTCTCCTGTTCGATCCCGACAGTCCGCGCCCCGGCCGACCAGCGCTGCAGCGCCTCGGGCGTGGCATTGGCGACCTGCGCAAACTGACGGATCTGCGCGGCACTCTCCGCGGTCGAACGGACGATCAAGCCGAAGGACGCTGTCGCCGCCGCGGCTGCGGCCCCGAGGGCAAGACCGGCGCGGCGTGCGAAGCTGGCCAGACGGGTGTTGGCCAGTTCCATCTCGCGCGACAGGCGGCCAAAGCCCTTCGCCCCGGCCTCGCCCACGCCCTCCAGTTCCGCGCGCACGCGCCGCCCGCCCTCCGCCACAAGGCGGACGGAGACCTTCTTCTCAGCCATTCCGGCGTCCTTCCATCTGCTCGTTGAGTTTGCGCACCATCACCGCCTCGATCTCTGGCAGCAGTTCGGCGGTGATCAGCGCGTTGACGCCCAGCGCTTGCGCCAGCGCGAGGGCGGCGCCCATGTCCCATCCGATGACGGCCCCCGGCGCGATGCGCAGTTGACCGCCGAGGCGCTGGGTCAGGTCCCAGACCTGCCAGCCCTCCACCGTTTGCGGCCGGTTCAGTCTTGCGGGGCAGTCGGGGCAGGGGCCTGAGCAGGCTGCGCAGTAGCCGTCGCCCCCGCCGAAGGACCAGTCGGCGAGGGCGCGGAGGCGTTTTTTTCCTGATCCAGCATCAGGCCACGGGCGACGTATTGCGCCTGGAAGGCCTCGAACACCGGCCAGATTTCGAGAAGGGCGTCGATGCCAGCCGGGCTGACGGGCACTAGGTTGCCGTCATCGTCGCCGACGCCTTCCCAATCCAGCAGCGCGCGGCGGGCGACGGCCTTGGCCATGGCCAGCGCCATGTCCTCCTGGCTTGATGCCTCCGACAAAATGTCGATCAAGGGATCGGCGCGCGCCGAGACCATCAGCGCGGTGGTGAGAGGGGCCACCAGCACGCGAAGGCCGGGCAGCAGGTCCAGCCATTCGGGTCGGTTCGAAAGGTTCAGTCGGATCATGGTCAGTATCCCGTGACAGTGTTGACGAGGACGGCGGTGCACATGCGGGTGGGGCTGGTGGCTTTGGCAGCCTGCCAGTCGAAACTGGCCTGGATGCCTTGCGGTCCGGGGATCTCGATCCGGGGGACCGGCAGGTAGACGGCATGGGCCGTGAAGGTGAAGCTGGCGTTCGCGCCGAGGCTGTAGGCAAACTCAAGCTCGCAGGGCGTGCCGTCGATGGCCTGGGTGACGAGGGCGCTATCGGCGAAACGCACCTCGATCCGGCCGGTCAGTGCCGCCATGCCGGGATCGGCGCCCTCGATCTTGCCGTCGTTGCGGATGGTCTCGATCCGGTCGAGGCCGTTGGCATAGGTGATCTCGGCCGAGACGACATTGCCCAAGGCGGTGCCGTTGCGCTTCACCACCCCGTTGAAATGGCCGAAGCGCTGCAGGCCCAGCGCGGTGGGCGTGCCTGCCGCGGTGGTGGCCGCGATGGCCTCGCCCTGCGCGATCAACCGGGCGGTGGCGGTCAGGAGGCCCGACCGGTTCATCTGCCAGGACAGCTGGTCCATGACGCAGCCCGCATACATCGCGTACCGCGGCACCTCGGGCATCGCCACCTCGATGGCCATCGAGGGCAGCGTCCAGTTCCCCGACTGAAAGGTGTGGGTCTTGGGGGTGGTGCCGGTCGTGGTCGGGGCGCCGAAGGCGGCCTTCAGCCAGTAGCCGAAAGCCTCCACATCGATCGGCACCACCACCTCGCCATCGGCGGTGACGGCATCCTTGATGGGGGCCAGGGGATCGCGGCCGTAGCCCAGCAATTCGCTGTTCAACAGCGGTTGTTCCGCGCCGAGCGTGGTGCGGGCAAAGGGCATCAGCCGGTAGCCGCTGGCGGGCGGGGTGCCGTAGACGGTTTCGAACGCAAGCGCCATCTGCGCCCGCGCGCCGTGTGCGCGTGCCATGGGGGTCTCCTATGTGGGGGAATTCAGGCCAGGGGGCCGGTGGTGGTGTAGTGCAGCACGACGGTGATCACCGCCGCTTTCAGCGCCGCAGCGCCCTCAACGGGCAGATCGACCGAGGCCGGGGCCTCGGGTTCTACCCAGTCACAGATGCCGCCCAGCGTCCGGTCAGCCTCCAGCGCCACGCCGATGGTGGCGATAAGGTCATCGAAGCCGGTGGCCCGGCCGGTGCCAGCCTGGACGACAACCTCCAGATCGGCCCGGTGCTGGTAGTGGTAGAGCAGTGGGGACAGCGTCACCTCCGGCTCGCCGGGTTGGCCATCGCGCAGGATGATCAGCCCCGCGGTGGGGATCCGCTCGGGCAGCACCTCGTCACGCAGGGTGAGGGCGGCAAGTGGCTGCAGCCGCGCATGCAGCGCGGCGAGGACGAGTTCGCGGGTGGAGGGCATGGGTGCACCAGTGTTGCGGGTGCCCGAAGCGCGCTCCAGGCCATTTAACCGCCGTGTTCTTGAATAGGTAATGCGTTTCCCTTACCTTGTGACTGCGAGGTGAAGGAGAATCACATGCTGGCTGAACTCAAGGTCGAGTCCACGCTGACGGACAAGTACCAGACCACGATGCCCGGCGTCGTGCGCAAGGCGCTCGGCCTGAAAAAGCGTGATCGCATATCCTACACCATCCTGCCTGAAGGCGACGTCCTGCTCCGCCGCGCCTCGGATTTCGCGGAAGACCCTGCCATCGGCGCATTTTTGGCGTTTCTGGCCAAGGACATCCGCCAGAATCCCGGCCATGTCCGTGGACTGGACGCACCGCTGCGCGCCAAGCTGGCCGAGTTCGTTGACGGTGTCGACGTGGACCTTGATGCGGCGCTGTCGCCCGAAGATGAATGACGGACGCCGCCAACGTGCCGTTGGTGGTGAACGGCTGGACCCTGTTCGCGCACCCGTTGTTTCTTGATCATGTAGCGGGACTTGCCGAAAAGGTCTCGGCCCTGAAGGCTGCGAACCCGGCTGGCTATCGCAGCAAGAACGCAACCAAGCGCCTTGCTGCGATCAACAAGCTGATCTTTGAGGAAATCCCGTCTGATCCGACCGACCCGAAGTTCCGGCAGGGCAATACGCTTGGTGACGAGCACCGGCACTGGTGCCGGGCGAAGTTCTTTCAGCAGTACCGGCTGTTCTTCCGCTTTCATGCCGAAAGCCGCATCATCATCTTCGCATGGGTGAACGACGATACCACGCTGCGCGCCTATGACAGCCGCACGGATGCCTATCGGGTGTTCAAGGGCATGCTCGAGGACGGCAACCCGCCCGACGATTGGAAAGCACTGCTCACCAGCGTTCAGTCAGCCTCCGGTCAGCTTGCCGCGTTGATCGAGCAGAAGTGACGCCGCACCCCAAGTCGAAGAAATGCCGACGCGCCTAATCGCTGCAGGTACTGAAGCTAGTCCGAAGAAATCACGTCCCACATAGCCAGCATTTCCCGCATCACACGCTTGTCTGCATCGGACACAACGTAGTCATCGTAGAATTGCTGCCCATTGAAGCGCACCACGGCGCGGTCGGCTTCGGCAATTCGGCGCGCAAGCGACACGGCCGCATCGCCGCGTAAGCTCGCGAATTCCCAAATCTCGGTGTCGTTGTCGCGAAACCACTGACCGACCGGCACCCGGATCGTCTCCCCGTCGATATTGATCGACGCGCTCTCAACGAAGAGCCAACCACTCCGGGAAGTGTAGTTGAAGAACAGTTCCATGGTCTGCTGACCGGTGCCGGATTCAATCAGGTACAGGGTCACGTAATTTCGGATGTCTTGGTAACGCGGCGAAGAGGGATGCCGAGCCCAGGAGGATCCATCGAACTCGGCAGTTGTCCTGACCAAGCGCCCCTCCAGCGCTCTGGCGGTTCTTTGCAACTGCTCGCGTTCGGCTTCGATGGCCTGCTCGTAACGCGCAACTCTGTCTCGGTAGGTCTGGTCTTCTGGATCGATCCTTGCCAGCGCCTGATAGGCGACCAAGTTTCGCTCGGCCTGAGCGGCGGGAATGGGCCGGACGTAAGCGGTGACGGCCGCCTCAAGTGCGTCGCGTTCAGGACTTGAGGATGGGGCGAAAGTCTGATCCGCCGCGATCTCGCGCACAACCGCGTCGATGTCTGCCCCATCTGCCTGAAGCCGGATTAGGTAATCTGCAAGCCGGGTATCGGCCTCAGGCAATTCTGCAGGTGATGCAGGCGCCTCTGTCGCCACCATCGGGTCGCCCTCACGGGCCAGAGCGGCGGCCCGTTCACGAGCCGTTTCGAGGTTCGCTCCTTCAATTGCGTCGGCAAAAGCGAGGCACAGTTCGACTTCTCTCGTCCACTCAGGGTTCTGCAGCGCGCCCCAAGCAATCATGGAAGCGGCAGCGTCCATATAGGCTTCAGCATCCCGAGCAAGAAACGCGTCACGGCATTCTGAACGTGCGGCGTCGACATCTTCTTGAGAGGGATTTGCGCTCACAGGAAACGCGAAAAGTGCCATCGCTGGCAGTGAAAGCATGAACTTGCGCATCGCTATAGTGACTCTTCTTTTGCCGGTCCGTCGTCAGGCTAGCGATGCAGATTTCAACCATCAAGCGAACTTGGCGGTTCAGGCATGCGTCCCTGTCCAAATTTGTCACCCACCCCGCCGTGATGCGTCCCTCTACCGGGATCATGCCGGGGTCAGTGATCCCCGCCGCCTTTCGGCAGCGGCAGGTTGGCCAGCCGTCGCGGCAGGTCGGCGCGGCTGTGCAAGAAATCGATGATGACCACCTGCTCGATCTCATCGAGGAACACCACGAAATGCTGGCCTGCCCGCGCGAAGCGCAGGTCCTCGGCCAAGGCGGGGTCGATGAGCCGACGGCAATCCTGTGACAGGGCGGTGCCCGCAGCGATCTCGCGACATGTGGAGATCAGGTCATCCTCATACGCCGCCGCCTGTCGTGGACCGAAGGTCTCGATGGTCCAGCTGGCAATCTCGATCAGCGAGGCTTCCGCCTGCCTTGTAAGACGCCAGGGTTTCGGCATCAGGTATTTGCACGCGCAGCGGCAAATGCCCGACGGATGGCATCTTCGCCACTGCCCTCGGCCAGATCACCACGCCTGGCCTGTTCGAGCCCGGCCGTCAGACGGCTGCGCAACGCGCCAAGTTCCGCCTCTTCGCGCTCGAGAAGGCGCAGCCCGGCGCGCAGGGCCTCCGAGGCGTTCTGATAGCGCCCGGATGCTACCAGGCGGTCGACGAGGTCGGATTGCGTTTCGGTCAGGACGACGTTTCTGGTGGCCATGGCAGTCTCCATGCGGATCATTGGCAATATATGCCAATCGGTCTGCCGTGTCGACAAGCTCCGTCATGATCGTGTTTCAACCCACCCCGCCACAATCCGCCCCGGCACGCCGTCGATGGCCCGCTCGGCATCCCGCGCGAGGTCCAGCCGCTTGCGCAGTTTGACCTGCGGCACGAGGAGGAAGATCGGCACGGTGGTCAGCCCGCGTCCGGTCTTCGTGCGGGATGCCACCGCGCGGCCCTTGCTGTTCAGCCGCCCCTCGGCCACCAACAGGCTCGGACCCCGGCGCCGGTAGATGAAGCGCAACCGCAGCCCCGTGCGGCCTTCCCATTCGCCGGGGGTGATGCGGCCGCCGCGGGTGGACTTGCCTGCGGCCGAGGTGGGGATGGCCAGCCAGAACCCGTCGCGCGACCGGATCAGAGGTCCGGTGTCATGCGCGCCGACGATCACCGGGGCGTTCGACAAGACCAATGCTGCAGCGTTCATGCTTTCGCCGCCCTTGGGATAGGTGGCGAGTCGGATCGAGTTGCCGAGCCGGGTGCCCAGCCCAGCGCCGGTGATCTGGCCTCGCCATGCGGATTTGAGGCCCGCGCCCGCCTCGCGCATGGCGGTGGTGACAGCCTTCTCGCCCGCACGGATTTCGGCCTGCATCAGGGCGGCGAGGTCGGGGCTGATTTCCAGCTTCAGCCTCATGCTGGCCTCAGATCGAGCGTCCAGATCAGCCGTTCGCGGTCGCGCAGCGGCTCCCCCTGGATCACATGGCTGTCCGCGCCGATGACGATCACATCGCCCGGGCGCGGGGCGGGGAGGTCGGCCACCCGCACATCGACCACGGTTGTGTCGCTGACAAAGCGGCCCGCGCCAAAGTCGGTGACGCGGTCGGGCGCACGGCGGATGATGCGGATCGGGCGTTCCTCGGAGGTGGTGGCCGAGATCCAGAGGGCCGGGGCCGCCATGGAGGCATGGGTGAAGATGCGGTCCATGGCGGCGGCGAAGATGGACATGTGTGCGTCCGTCAGTTCGACGTGTGCAGACGGATCGCCAGCCGCGGCCGCTTGTTGACCGGCAGGATCGAGGCCTCCGTCATGACGTCGATCCAGCGGCCCTTCTCGTCGAGATGCTGGCGGGCGTAGAGGGGCAGGCCGATGGTGTTGGCGGTTTCCAGCAGGTTCGCCGGGCCGCCATAGGTGGTGAAAGTGTCCATCGTGCCCAAGGGGAACGCGATCCCCTCGTTCGCTGGGACCAGCCGTTCGGTGGCCTTCGTCGATAGGGTGACGGTGCCCGAGTATTCCTCGAACAGGATCCCGCCGAAGGGGAAGTTCCGCCGCACATCCTCGCGCAGGGGCTGGGCGCCGGTCGAGGCGTAGAACTTGTAGGCCTCTTCCGTCTTCGGGTGCGCGATCAGCTTGTCGAAGAACTCGCGGCTGACGAGAGCATGAACGCTGGTCATTGCTTCGCCCAGCAGGTTGTCCTCGATGGCGCGCAGCACCTCGCGAACCTTGCCCTGCACGTTGGTGCCCGCGGTGCCGAGGACGAAGTCGACCGAGATCTGCGCGAGGCCGAATTCGGTGAAGTAGTTGTAGAGTGTGGT